GGGATACAATTTGAAAACTATAGTAGACCACAAGTATAAAAATATATTTGTATTGGAAAAGAAATGAAACTTGATTGGAATAAAATCGTATCAAATGCAGTAACCGTATTGGTTGCAAGCGTATTTGTGGGAGCGGCCGTACAATTATGGAATGGAGTACAAACCATAGACGCCAGAATTGATGCCAATCTAACAGACATTAAGGCTACTCAAAAAGTCCTTGCCCCTAAGGTTGACGAAATAGAACGTCGGTTGGTTGAGATATTGGCTCACCTAGAATCAGAACATGCAGACGGTATAGACACCTTTAATTTGCCTGACAAAGGGTCATTGGATCTGATAGATGAGCAGAGGATTATGGAGCAAAGGGTTATACCCAGCAACAGAATTAGATAGTGTATTAATAATGAAGGCCTATGTTGATGAATAGTAAACTAAATAAAATCATAAGAAAGATGAGGTCTATTGGCGATGTTCCTGTGCCACCGAGTTCCGGAAGCTGCACATGCTCCATGACGAAAACACAGGTTAGCCAAATGAATGACCGAACTAGAATATGTTTGCAGCGCGGGGGAGTACCAACAACTAGGGTATTTGCCAATAACTGCAACGACGACTGTGACAAAGGAAGTTGCTTTACTCATCTTATATGTAGTGGGTCGCCTCACGCCACCGATCAAAGTACCTACCCTGGAAAGTGTAAAAAAGCAGCTGTAGTAACACCATTTAAATTGGGGGCGTGTTGCATGTCTGATGGGTCGTGTTTGCGAAATACCCAAGCTCAATGCTATGCTGATGGTGGAACTTACATATGAGACGACACCTCTTGTTCTCCCGATCCCTGTGAAGGTCCGGTCGAGGAGGAAGAGAAATGAACAATAAGCTATTAAAAGCACTGAATAGGAATCTTAAAGCAAAGAGCGATAAGGATGCCCCTAGCCATGCTAACTGCGCATGCTATCAGGTGGGCGGTTATGAGCCTCTATTTGAAGCCCAGCAGCACTGCCAAGAAGTAGGGGGCTACAGTCAATTCAGAACCGAAAGCCATTGCAATCCTGATGATAATGGAAGGCCTTGTAGGGGAGAGGGAGGCTGGTGCGCCATTCATTTTAGATGCAGTAAGCCAATCGGTGTCTACGGAGGTCCTTTTTGGGGGGCCTGCCTTGGAGCAATAGGAGTATCAAAAAATGAGTAAAAAACAAGATAACAGAAGTTTTATAGAAAGAGTAATTGATGAGTTCAATTGCTTTGGGTGGTTTGATGAGCCTAGGGACGACTCCTCCACTAAAGGCACAAATGAAGCATGTAAAAAAGGCGAGGAGCCTAAGAAGAAAGCCAGAAAGAAGAAGTAATGAATAAAGATAAATTTAACAATATATTAAATAATATAGCAAGGGCTAGAAGCGCATGTCAATGCCTAAGACTGCTGGGCGATTGTTTTTCTGGAGGGTCTTTTGAAGCAACTCCAATATCAAAAAGTGGTTGCCGTGACAGGCAGGTTCTTATGTTGCAAAAGTGTGGCCAGTGCGCCTCTCGAGAAGAGACTCACAATTGTAGAAAATTGGCTACAATTTCTACTCAAGCCTGCAACAGCAGTCGAGCCTCTTGCCAAAGGGTACGAGACGCATGTGACGACAATGACCCAAACACAAATCCTGTTAGGGCGAACGCCTGCAATTGCAAGTCTAAAAAATGCGAGTCTGCCTCTATTTTTGACAAAATAATGTCCGGGGGCGCTTGTATGGACGATGACGGCTATATTGCGTTTCGAAATAAAGTGCGACAACAAAGACATAGAGATATAGATAATTGTAGAACTCACTGGGATGCTTGTGCCGAAACGCACCAAGATGAATAAACAATAATTTACAAGAATATGAGTAAGCGTGTGCCTAAAATAACAGAATGGCACACGTTTATTTTTATACGGTAATAGACCCCTCGGGATCTGACAATACCAGTGGAGGCCCGCAGGCCGCCAACTCTATTATTAGAAACATAGAAGCGTGTGGATACGAGGTAGAAATAATTACACCTCGTATGGAATTCAAGAGACCAGAAAACTCCGCATTTAATGTTTACCACGACATGTTTAATGACCCAGGAGGATCTCCTTGGTTTAACGCCGAAGAGGTCAGACTTCTAAAATACACAGAAACCCCCTATGTATTCTCTGAATGCGCCTATACAGCATGTAACACAGCTCCATATGGAGACCTTTCTTCCGGTGGCCAAAGCCTAATCCCCCTAACAGGACATCTAATGAAGAAAGCAGTTAAATTTATAACCGCCAGCCCTTTGCATGGAGCTACTATAGAAGGCTATTTAGGATCCCGGTTAAGAAATCTGTACCCATATCTTGTCGAAGTTGATACTAATAAATTTAAGAATCTGAATACAGAGAGAGATATTGAATATATAACGGTTGGGGCGATGAACCCTTGGAAGGGTACACAGATAGCATGCGAGAAATACGGTAAAGATTTAACAGTTATAGGATATGGAGACAACGGACTAGTAGACAACGGCTCTAATTTTGTGGGCAAGATAATGAATAGCGAACTGCCTAGTTGGTATAATAGATCCAAAAATTTTGTACACCTTCCCCAATGGAAGGAGTCCTTCAGTATTACTACTGCCGAAGCCTATCTATGTGGATGCAATGTGGTAGTAAATGATAATGTAGGAGCTATGAGTTTCAATGAAGACCTGTCTGATCCCGACACCTATGTTAAAAGCGTTGAAAAATTACAAGAAATGATTACAGAGGAGTTTGGATATGGACCCAATTACACTTGACAAAACAGAACAAGAAATAGCGGAATCTCTAGCTAAACGCAGATACAACGCGGCTAGAAATGCCGGTGTTCAAAACGCCAAAATTGGCCCTCAAAGCAACTGGCAAACAGACTTAGAGGGCATAGGGTCCGAGTTTGCCTTTTGTAAATTGTTCAATCTGTTTCCCGACCTTACAGTAGGAGCGAGAAAAGGAGGTCACGACTGTACGATGTTCACCCACAAAGTTGATGTAAAAGCCACAAAATACAAAACTGGACGACTTCTAGCGCGTACATCTAAAACAATGGAAGACGCTGATTTGTATGCCTTAATGATTGGGGAATTTCCAACGTATGCCTTCGTGGGATGGGCGTGGAACCATGAACTTCTTAGGGATGAGAATATTATGGACTTAGGACACGGGGAGGGCTTCGCTCTTTCTCAGGAACAGCTTTGGTCTTCTGATGAATTGTGGCAATGTTCTATTGCGGGTGTTCTATGAATATAATGCATTTTGTAAACTTCTTTAACGGAGGTGGTTCTACAAAGACTTGCCTAGAGCATGTCGCTTATATGCCAGAACACAATCATGTGTTTATTGGATCGGACAATGGTGTGTCTAAACCAATTTTTAAAACATTAGGGCCTACCTATACCCTGTCTAGAGACTCTAATTTTAATTACGCTCCCCACCTATCAAAAAATTTATCCGAAAAACATGATATTGACCTTATTCATTTCTATCTGCCTGGGCATGAGAACCCAACCTTCTTGAATCAATTCGATCAGAAAAAGCTATGCACTGTTTTGTGTGGGCAAAAGATTGGTTTTGATAAAAAGCTATTTGATCATGTCCGGTTTATATCGGAATATCAAACTAAACTTAATGAAGAAGAGCTGTCTGATTTTGAATCTCACTCAGTTGTAAGATGTGGATTAGGTCCAGATCAAGCAAAGTTCAGAAACCCTAACCCTGAAGCCAAAACATGTTTTGGTAGAATTTCAGCCTTTTGTCCTTCCAAGAGAATAATGGACACCGTTCAATGCGCTAAAGTTTTTAACGAAAACCCCTTTATTATTGCAGGGCATATACTAGACACCTCATATTTTGAATCCATAATATCATTTATCCGTGACAATAATATGAAAAACGTGCAAATAGAATACAACGTTGACGACTTTCAAAAGGAGGCTATATATGATAAAATTGATGTTCTTCATTATCCCACAGAAAACGAGGCTTTTTGCTATTCTATAGTAGAAGGCATGCAAAGAGCCAAGCCCGTCATAAGTTATGATAATTCAGCCATTCCTGAGCTTAACATTTTAAACTCTATTGATTTGGTAGAAAGTGGAAATATTGAAGATCTTGTGGAAAAAACAAGAATATATACAGATAATCCTGCTAAAATTCCTAATGCTGGACTGCTTAACCAAAAAGTGTACGAACAAAACTTTACATCAAGAATTTATACCGAGAATATGAGTCGTCTTTATGAATACGTGCGAAAAAAGTAGAAATCCTACGATATACGTGGCAGGCCCAATGAGGGGCCACGATGAATATAACTATCCTGCTTTTGACAGGCAGGCTCAGATTTTAGAAAAACAAGGTTGGACTGTTGTTAATCCAGCCGAAATGGATAGAAGTATATCTTCGCCAGAAAAATGCCCAATGGAGTTTAATCCATCTACAAATTATGATGACCAAGAATTTATGAGAGAAGCACTGCACAGAGACTTGGACCAGATATGCAACAATTGCACTGCGGTATACATGATGAGCGGGTGGGAAACTAGCAGAGGAGCCAAGGCCGAGTGGGCTACAGCAAAAGCTATTGGCATTGATATATATTACGAGGCCCCCTTGCCAAAGAATTATGAATGATATAAACAAAGAATTTACCGTCTGTTTCACAATTGGACCTGGAAGATACTGGGAGTACTACAACGCCCTGTCTTCCATGCTAGAGTTAAGCCCTCCGGTTTTAAACATGCTCCTCGTGTTCAATCCATATAGCGTATCAGACCACGATGCATTTTTTGATATTGCCGAAGTTAGGCATGCAGATATTATAAAAATGTCTAAATTTTCAAGCTTAGCTAAGTGTTGGAATCAGTGCATGGCATTTTCTAATACAAGATACGTTTTAATATTAAATGACGACGTAGTTTTTGTAGATCCAGAAGCTTTGGTTAAAATACATGAAAAACATCAAGAGGGATATAAGATTGTTCATGCTACAGAAAATTGGAGCGGATTTAGTATAGACAAGTCCCTCATTCCTGAGATAGGGTGGTTTGACGAGAGGTTTGCGCATTCATGGGAAGATGCTGATTATAGGCTCAGAATGAAAAGAGCAGATGTCGCAGACTATCGATTTGACCCACACTTGATTCGCCATACCCGATCCCAAAGAGGAAGATTCCAGAATCAATGGGACCAAAGTAGCGACCACTTCTTCAAGAAGTGGGGGATCAAAAACATGCTTCAAGGAATGGGGGTAGAGTCTAAGACGCATCTTCCCGAGGTTAGAAAGACCCTTTTGATGCAAGGTTTTTTTAATGATGTATTTTATGAAAAAATGTATGATAAGGTAAAAGAAGAAATGCCCACGCCAGATTTTTACCCGTCATTAACCGAGGAATACAACGCAGGAAATTACACAGGTTGAGCATGAATATACTAATAACAGGTTGCGCGGGACTTTTGGGTTCTAGGATGACGGACTGGATAATTGAAAACCAGCACGATGCGGTCGTGGTTGGAATTGACGATTTGAGCGGAGGTTACTACGACAATATAAATCCCAAAACCTCAAGATTCTATAGTTTAGATTTATCCAAAGAGGACGACTCAGAACTGAATAAGGTTTTTGACGAGCATCAGCCAGACATAGTCTACCACTTTGCTGCGTATGCCGCCGAGGGGCTGAGTCCCTTCATTAGAAAGTTTAACTACAGAAATAATCTTATCTCTACAGCGTCCATAATAAACAATTGTATCCGCCATAGCGTTAACAAACTAGTCTTTACTTCTAGCATGGCTGTTTACGGAAACCAGACGGCTCCATTTGAAGAGTCCATGCTACGTAAGCCAGTAGATCCATACGGTGTTGCAAAATCAGCCTGTGAAATGGATATAGAAATAGCTGGCGAACAGCATAATTTAGATTACACCATTATTCGTCCACACAATGTTTATGGAAGAAAGCAAAATATATGGGACAGATACAGAAATGTGTTGGGGATATGGATGAATCAGCATCTTAACAAAAAACCCATGACAATATTTGGTGACGGTAGCCAAAAGAGAGCTTTTAGCTGTATCGATGATTGCCTTGCTCCAATGTGGAGGGCGGCCATATCTTCTGAAGCCTCTGGAGAAATAATAAACTTGGGAGCAACTGAAGAAGTTACTATAATTGAAGCATGTGATACATTGATGAATGTTATAGGCGGTGGCGAAAAAGTTTTCTTGACCCCAAGGCACGAAGTGGATTACGCTTGGTCTTCTTACCAAAAATCAGTTGATTTGCTGGAGTACGAAGACAAAACAACCCTGTTTGGCGGGCTTAGGGATATGTGGGAATGGGCAAGACATCAGCCAAGAAGAGAAACAAAAAACATGAATTATGAAATCACAGAAGGAATATATGATTACTGGAAATAAAAAAATAGGAGTTATTGGTAACGGGTTTGTAGGAGGCGCAATTTCTTATGGATTTGTGAGCAGGGGTGCCGATGTTAAGGTCTACGATCGTGAGCCGGAAAGGTCTCTTGATGCTATTGAGAGTGTCTTGAGCTGTGATTTTGTATTTGTTTGCTTACCAACACCAATGTTAAGCCCTGAAGGAGGCGATGCAGATTTGTCTATTCTCATAGACTTCTTTGAGCATGCCGTTTCTCTTGAGAAATTAGACCCAATTTACATAATAAAATCCACTGTTCCTGTTGGAACTACAGAAATGATTTCCTGTCTTCATAAAGATTTAAAGGTAATCCACAATCCTGAATTTTTAACTGCGGCCAATGCTAGAGAAGACTTTATTAATTCAGAAAGAACAGTATTGGGTGGAGATGACTCATTAACCTCCATAGTGTCGGATTTGTACTACGCATATTTTCAGGAAGACCTAACTGTAACAATGTCATCCAAGGCTTCAGAACTAGTTAAGTACACAGCCAATAGTTTCTTGGCCCTCAAGGTTAGTTATTTTAATATGGTGTTTGAGTTTGCTAGGAAAAATAATATTAATTTTGGCGATGTGGTTTCAGGAGCCTGTCTAGATTCTAGAATAGGCTTTTCACATACTGGCGTCCCAGGCCCAGACGGAGATTATGGTTACGGAGGAACGTGTTTTCCTAAAGATATAAACGCCATGATCAACATGTTTGGTAGATCGGAAGTTGATAATTTAATTCTTCGATCGTCTTGGGAGTATAATAAAAAAATAAGAAAGAGTTGGGATTGGTCTAATAACCCCTCTGCTGTAAGCTCAGAAAAATGATACATTTTATTTATAATTCAGACCCTAGAGATGGGACTACTGGCAATTATCTTCTGGATGCAGCCAAGAGAATAGGTATACCTGTAAGCTGGTCCTCTAAAGGTGTTCCCGAGGGGCTTAACCCCACTCTAGTTATAAAAGTAGACGATGGTGATATTGACAACACTAATTATTCTGAAATATGTGAATGTCCTACGGCTTGGTGGTTTATAGATCCTAACACGGACTTTGAAAGAGGGGCCAGTATAGCACAAAACTTTGATTATACATTTTGCTCTCAAGTCTACGGCGTAGACCCCTTGGTCGAAAGAGGCATTAATGCACACTGGCTACCCTGCGCTGCTGACCCAGTACACCACAGTACTGTGTGTAATAATTTAGAAGATAGGCCCTTTGATGTAGGGTTTTCCGGATCAATAGGAGACTGCGGAGGATGGAACCCAGGAAGGCCCGAACTTTTAATCGAAATATCCAACCGATTTAAAAACTCCGTGATAAGGGAGACTACTAAGGGACAGAATTCCATGTTGTGTGGGTCATGCAAAGTAGTATTTAATGATAACCCTTATAACAACATTAACATGAGACATTTTGAAGCAATAGCAAGCGGGGCAGTTCTAGTAACCAGAAGAGTAGAAGACAATGGAATGGAAAACATCGCTGTGTCTAATTCTGTATTGTTCTACGACACCCCAGAAGAGGCGATGGACAGAATAAAATTTGCGCTTATTAATATAAAAAGCCTCGATGATAGCGCAAAACAGTTAGCTGAATTTTATCACCAATACCACTCTTATTCTGCAAGGCTTGCGCAAATTAACGATATTATAAAAAATGCAGATTCGCTCAATTCTAAGGATTTAGAAAATTGAAAAAAGTAGCCGTATTTGGAAAGGGGTCTCTTGCAATATCTGTTTGCGAATGTGTTTTGAATTCAAGCAGTCACGAGCTTGTTTGCGTAATTCCTGTTATGCCAGAGCCGGAGTGGACAGATTCTCTTTTTCGATGGTGTTACGAAAATAAAATAAATGGCGTTTCTGATGGTGACTACAGTCAGGCTGATCCAGAATCCTTTGACCTAGGAATATCTGTATTTTACGACAAGATATTTTCGTCAGATTATATAGACAGGTGCCAAAGATTAATAAACATACACAATGCCCCTCTTCCCAAATACAGGGGCATGGCTCCTATCAACTGGGCATTAAAAAATAAAGAAGTCGAACACGGGGTTACTATACATGACGTTCTTCCGGGGATTGACAATGGGCCAATAATCAGCCAAGTAAAATATTCTATTTTTCACGAAACAGAAGAAGTAATAGACGTTTACAAGAAATCATTAAATTTTGCCAACTGCTTATTTAGAAGCACCCTCCATATGATTGACGAAATATCTCCTCGGGAACAAGATGACAGCTTAGCAACTTATTATTCTATGTCGGATATGAAAAAGCTAGGAGACCGAAGAAGCTTCACTAGAAAAGTGAGCGTGTAATGAAAAACGGATTGTTGGGATTTGGTTATTGGGGAAAGATTTTATCAAGCAACATAGATTCTTTGACTGGACAAAAGCCAGTCGTGCATGATCCTCAGTGTGGAATTATTAACAAGGAAGAGATTGGATTGTGCGATAATATCTTTATTGCTACCCCGGCTATTACTCACGACGAATTAGTATCTGATTTTTTGTCGAAAGGTAAAAATGTTTTTTGCGAAAAGCCGCTGTGCCTATCGTCCACTATGGCTAAAAATCTATACGAGATAAGCGAGGATAACAATGCGCATCTTTTTGTGGACTGGATATTTACTTTTAATGATGCGGTAAATCATATCTCCCATTGCTACGACTCAGGAGAATACGGCAGCATCAGAAGCGTTCGGATGAACAGGCTAAATTCTGGACCAGAAAGAAAAGACACGTCCTCTAAGTGGGATTTAGCGTCGCACGACGTTTCTATACTTCAATACATATTTGATGAAACTCCCACCCATATAGACTGGAAGCTTTTCAGGCGCAATGACCGTAGTTTTTTTAGCGATACATGCGTCGGCATCATACAGTACCCATCTTTTGATGCAACTATAAATGCCAGCTGGGAGTATGGAAGAAAGGACAGGGAATGCGTGTTCGAATTTGATGCAGGATTCCTAACTTGGGACGATACGGTTAACAGCTTGCGTTTTAATGGGCAAGATATAGTTTTTCCTAAAACAAGATCTCCGCTTGAGAATTCCATAGAAACGTTTCTATCATTAGCAGACAAAGGCGATATGTCGAATCATGCTGCTCTTCAAAAGAAGCTTACAACAGTAGTTACGGAGATACTTGAAAATGGAGAATGAAATTTTATTTAATAATTTAGGCCTGCAGTGGGAAGCGATATCTGCTCCCGCCACAAGAAGGATTGATAATCTTTTTAAATCCTCCTCGTTTATTAACGGACCTGACGTTTCTGAGTTTGAAAACAGCTTTTCTAAATATATAGGAGTTGATCATGCTTGCGGCGTTTCTAATGGAACAGATGCCATCAAGTTATGCGTACAAGCGCTAATAAACGAAAAATGTATTAATAGTCGGGGGAAGGTTGGGATAATAATTCCCGCCAATACTTTCATAGCAACTCTTCTGGGAGCTGAAATGGCAATTCCTCAGGCTGAATTTATTTTGGTAGATTGTGATGAATACTACCAAATTGATACTGGTCTTCTGGAAGATGCACTAGTGGAGCATAGAGAGAGTTGGGATGATTGTATTATTATTCCGGTTCACCTTTATGGCCACTCTTGCGATATGGAAAAGGTGATGGAACTGGCTGACGATTTTGAATGCTGGGTTGTCGAAGATGGCTCACAGGCCCACGGTACTGTAGCTAGTATAGGACTGCATGAACTTAAGGTCGGATCAATCGGTCACTTAGCTGCCTTTTCAATGTATCCTGGAAAAAACCTAGGCGCCGCCGGAGATGCAGGGGTAATTACTACTAACAATTCAGCATTGTATGAATCTATACAGAAATTAAAGAACTGGGGGTCTAGGGAAAAATATCACTACGATTTTAAAGGGTTCAATAACCGCCTAGATTCTATACAGGCAATAGTAGTAGACGAAAAATTAAAACACCTAGACCGCTGGAACCATATGAGGAGTCATATAGCCAATAAGTATAGTGAGGGGTTAAAAGACAGCGGAGTTATACTTCCCCAACAAGCGGACTATTGCCACCAACAAACTCACCATATATACCCCATAAGGATTAGTGTTAGCAATCGCGACAGCCTAATGGAGTTCTTGTCCAGCAATAAAATCCAATGCGGAATTCATTATCCGATACCCATTGAAGAAACCGACATTTATAAAAATAGTAAATGGCACAATAAAAATACTAGGCTTTTTTCTAGGCAAATGGTAAGCCTTCCTATGCATCCCTTTATGACTGATGGGGAAATAAACCGCGTAATAGATACTGTAACCCTGTTCTCTTCACCAAGGACCCCTGTCAAAAGTTAGTGCGTAAAAATCCACTGATCTCTGTGGAAGCGGATTTTCTTAGGGGTATAATACAACAACCATGTGCGACAAATTACCCACCTTATATCAAGAATTCATTCATTTATCTAGGTACTCTAGATGGCTTCCCGACAAGAACAGAAGGGAAACCTGGCCTGAAACCGTTGGTAGATATTTTGATTTCTTTTCGGAACATCTTGAAGAGGAGATGGGCTATAAGGTTAGTCAAAAAGAAAGAGCTGAGCTAGAAAATGCAGTACTCAACCTAGAGGTGATGCCTTCAATGAGAGCGTTAATGACAGCAGGTCCTGCTTTAAAGCGTGACAATGTTGCTGGGTATAACTGCTCTTATGTTTCTTCGGCTAGGGTGCGGTCTTTTGATGAAATTCTTTATGTATTAATGTGTGGCACAGGGGTTGGCTTTTCTGTTGAGAGAACTTTTGTAGAAAGGCTTCCAACAATTGCCGAAGAGTTTGAGAAAAGTGACACTACGATAGTTGTTCAAGATTCTAAGATAGGCTGGGCAAAGGCGTATAAAGAACTGTTCAGCCTTCTTATTGGAGGACAAGTCCCTAAATGGAACACGTCAAAAGTTCGCCCAGCTGGAGCAAGACTAAAAACATTCGGCGGGCGAGCTAGCGGGCCACAGCCCCTTGAGGACCTGTTTAAATTTACGGTAGACGTTTTCAAAAGAGCAAAAGGGCGAAAACTCACATCAATGGAATGCCATGACATTATTTGTAAAATAGCTGAAGTGGTTGTTGTTGGTGGAGTCAGGAGGTCAGCCCTCATATCGCTCTCTGATTTAACAGACGACAGAATGCGGGAGGCTAAGAGTGGACAATGGTGGTCTGCTGATCCTCAGAGATCCCTAGCTAATAACTCGGCCTGCTATAAAGCCAGACCAGAAATAAGCACGTTCATGGAGGAGTGGCTGTCCCTCTACAAGTCAAAAAGCGGAGAGAGGGGTATTTTTAACCGACAGGCAGCCAAAAATCAGTGCGAAAAATTTGGCAAGAGGGATCCGGGACATGATTTTGGAACGAACCCCTGTTCTGAAATTATATTAAGAGACCGCGAATTTTGCAATCTCACTGAAGTTGTAATCAGGGAATCTGATACTCCAGACGACTTGATGAGAAAAGTGCGATTGGCTACAATTCTTGGTACTTGGCAATCTACATTGACTAGCTTTAGGTATCTGTCTAGTGACTGGAAAAAGAACTGTGAAGAGGAGCGGCTTCTTGGAGTATCTATGACTGGCATTATGGATAATGTTTTTACTAGCGGAAGAAAGGGTGATATAGAAACCCTGCTAGAGGGGTTGAGGGATCAGGCCGTTTCCACTAACAAAAAGTACGCTAAGACTTTGGGAATAAATAAATCAGCGGCAATAACTTGTGTCAAGCCCAGTGGAACCGTCTCTCAATTAGTTAATGCGGCCTCTGGCATTCACGCAAGGCACAATCCCTATTACATCAGAACAGTACGAGCTGACCTAAAGGATCCGTTGTGTCAGTTTATGATTGACAAGGGCTTTCCAAACGAGCCAGACGCAATGAAGCCTCAGCACACCGCAGTGTTTTCATTTCCCATGAAGGTACACCAGAAATCCATTTGTCGAAAAGACACGACAGCAATTGAGCAATTAGAACTCTGGTTAATTTATCAGCGCCACTGGTGTGAACACAAGCCGTCCGTTACGATTACTGTTCGTGAACACGAATGGATGGAGGTAGGGGCTTGGGTATGGAAGCATTTTGATGAGGTTTCTGGTATTTCCTTCCTCCCGCTGTCGGACCACAACTATAAGCAGGCCCCATATCAAGATTGCTGTGAGTCTGCATATAAAAAACTATCGAGTAAACTTCCAGATAAAATTGACTGGACAGAATTAGGTAATTATGAGAAAGAAGACAACACTTCCGGTTCCCAGACATATGCTTGTGCTGGAGGATCGTGTGAGGTCGTAGATATAACAAGTGAGTAACAATGGTTAAAAAAGATATAAACGTAGAAATAACCCTCAACCCAGACGCTAAAAAGTTAGGGTACCCTAGGTATGCAACCTCCGGCTCTTCTGGGGTGGATTTAATGTATAGCGGAGTTGGCGAGACAATAAAGCCTGGAGAAATAAAGCTTATTAAAACTGGGGTCAGCATGTCAATACCAGAGGGCTTTGAGGGTCAAATAAGGCCTAGGAGCGGACTGTCGCTCAAGCACGGAATAACTGTTTTAAACTCCCCCGGAACAATAGACAGCGATTACAGGGGGGATATCGGGGTTATATTAATTAATCTAGGGGAAAATAGTTTTGATTTAACAAATGGAATGAGAGTAGCACAAATGGTGTTCTGCCCCATTGTTTACGCTGATTTTACAGAGAAGGACGACCTGAAAGAGACCATTAGAAGTAGTGGGGGTTTTGGTCATACCGGACTATAATAAGTGTATAAACTAACGGGGTTACCAATGAATATAGACACCTACCTCGCATCCAACAAGACAGAGCTTCTGTCTTTATTCGGCCAGATACATTCCGGACGTCTTTTAGAGACTTATATAAATCCAGAAAAATACAAAGAGTCTGAGTTTACAAAGTCATGCTGTTTGGACGCTGTGCTATTTTACAGAAGAAACGGCAACTACTTGGAGTTTCCCATAGAGAATCCGAAAAAGGCGACACCTATAGACAAAAAGATTGCGCAGGAGTTGTATATTATAACATTGTGCGAAGAAGAGGTTAAGAAGGGGTCCCTCAAGAGATCTGGGTTTAAATATTCACAGGTTGGTGGCTATAATATACCGAATATACCTAGTAAGAGAAAGTATATCATTCCACCTTCTGGATCCTAATAATGCCCCTATATGATTTTATCTGCAAAGAATGTAATGTGAAAACGGAATTTTTCCTAGGAATGGAGGAAAAAAGACCGGCGGATTGTTTGGAGTGTGGTTGCAAAACTTGTTTACAGAGGGATTATTCAGGAATAAATGTTGTAGAAGATATGAGCAAGCCTAAGACCATAGGCGCTATTGCTGACGCAAACACCGAAAAATTAGTAAAAGAGGGGAAGCTGGATAAAAAAGTATTAGAATGGGAAGCTAATAAGAAGAAAAAGAATGAGAAAGCGTCTAGAATGAATGAGATAGCGTCTATGAGTCCGACGCAAAAAAGGAACTATATTATGACAGGAAGAAAAAACGGATGAGTATTACTAAAAAAGAGTACAATGAAGATGAGTTTAAGGGGGTCATATACACCTTGGTGTGTGACACTACCGGAAATAAGATGCTGGATATTCTAGCAAGAGACGAAGATGTGGAAGATGCGCCCGTCACATCGATAGACGTTAAGTGGGTTCCATCTCAGTTAGGCTCCGGCTCGGGACAACACTCCCTGGCAGGGCTTCTGTCTTATGGACCTGTTGATAGCCAAGGGCAGAAAACAGAAATCCTAGACATGAGTGCGGAAGAAAATGAGGACGGGGAAATGGAGATTAGCGTATATGTTTCTCCATCCTTTGAGCCTGAAAAAAATGACGACCAAGAAGGCGAGACGCAATCGTGACTGCGGAGTCTTTATATTTTAATGAGAAGGGCGAAGAGTGCGATTCTGTTGAAGGATGGGTAGCTAGGAAGGTTGAGTTTTCAGATAGCGGGCGATATTTTATAAGAGCTGATAGGGTAACTAGAAAGCTGTTTAACCCAAACATTGACCGAGTTATAGACATAGAAGGAAAGAGATCTGGACGCCCTATCTATAACACAGAGGAAGTTTCATCAACATGTTTCAGGGACTACCTAGAGTTTCTGGGGACCCACAATGATTTAATGTATAACAAGGCAAATACTTATAGGAGGTAGGGATGGCTAGACCAAAAAAACTAACAAAAAACAAAATAAAGCCCATAGTAGACAAGATCGAAGCAGTTGTTTCAGAATACGTCACGCTGGAGAGCGATATAGAATCTATAGTCAGCTCTATTAGAAGTTCCTTAAACGAATATATTGAGGCGCAAGACAATATTGGCAACACTGATATTCCAGAGGAAATAGCACAGTTAAGCGGTGTTGTTGATCCAAGTAATCTTGCACGAACAGGCGCCTCGAACAACTCTGAGGGATTCTACGTTAGGACAAAAGGCTCATCAGAAAAAGCTGATGGCATAAAGGGTTTATAATTGAAAAACTACTTAAGCCCAAACCTAGATAGTGGATGGGTAGTTTCCCTGTCTGACGGTAGGGAGCTTTATGATTGGGACAGAGACACCGAAAGCGGTGGACCTTCCTGGTTTGAGCTTTCTGATTTAATTAAATCTGACGAGTCCCTTAGGATAGTCTCCATGAGAATCTTTTACAGACCCAACTTCGGGGACGGTGGAGAGTTTGCAGGAGTCGGAGTCCCAAGGGATAACGCTGAGGGATATTTTTTTTCCAAAAGAGTTTCGGCGGCAGTAGCCGATTTGAATCGTTACGGCGAGAATCTAGGCGTTGGTTATCTAGAAAATGAAAAAGTTCGCATAACTTGGTTTAATAATAGAGTCCAAGCACTAGAATCTGAGGTACGCAATCGTGAAGATTGTGGCTTTGGATTAATAGTGAATAATGAATAATAAAGAATTTGACAGTATATTTTCGCCCAAGAAAAAAATCGATATATCCTCTCACATCACTGAGATTGTATTGAATAATAAAATAGAATGGGTCAATAAAAAAAACGGACTAGATAATAAGCCTAGGTGTGATTTTTGGTCCAAGGACAAGGCTGACTCAAATCCAGAGTTCAAGCAACTCCAAAAAGACTTCCGACTAGAAGTCACATACATTAAAAATCTTTTAAAAATATTTAGTTCTGTCACAGTATTGAAATACGTGAAGAGCAGGGGCATAATTACATTTCGATACTTAACTCTTGATAAACAAAAGACTGTAATATACAATATGTTTCAAGAAGAGATCAAAAAAATCAAAGAAGAAAAAGCCAACAAAAAAAATAAAAAGACCTTAAACCCAGAGCTAAACTTCTCAAAGAGGGAGTCTAAGACTACAAACATAAGCGGAATCTAATGGCAAAACAAAGCGAAATAAAACTAGATAATTTTTTAATCCCTTCCTCATTCCTTGAGGAGCAGCAAGGGCGAATTTTTAACACCTGTCTATCAATGGACATAGCTCTCTCTGGGGGGATTCCAGAAGGAATCAGCGTGCTGTTAAGCGGTAAGCCGAAGGTGGGCAAAACTACCCTAGCCTTGCACTACGTGCAAAAGTGTCACATGGATGACCCTGAAAAGAAGTGCTTTTTCTTTGACGTTGAAGGGAGGCTACGGACAGAGCTTCTTGACTGTTTCCCGCATATAAATAAAGACAATTTAAATATCGTAAGATCCAATGACTCAAAAATATTAACCGCAGAAGATTATCTTAATTTAATTTATGAAACTCTAAAAGACTATCCGAAGTGCATTTGTATACTGGACTCTGTGGCCGCACTGTGTCCTGAGGCAGAACTTTCGTCAAACATTGGTGATTCTGTAAAAATGGCTAGCACCGCTACTCTTATGTATAAAATGTTTAGACGCGTTAGCCAAATACTTTCAGTAACACAATCTACGTTTATTGCGTTGACTCATATGATTTCTAATCCCAATCCTGGAATTGGAAAAAGAAGCTTTTCGGTAGGGGGGAATGCCCCTCAATACGGAGCATCAGTTTGGATCGAAGCGCCTTGGAAGACGGATATAAAAGATAATGCTAACAACAACATTGGCCAAGTTGCCAACTTTACAGTTGTTTCGTCGGCTCTAGGGCCGCCAGGATCCGTAGTCCCTGTTCCTATAATTTACGGAAGAGGCGTAGATGAGGAAGTAGACCTGTTTAATGTAGCTCAAGATTTTGGGTTAATAAGCAGGGCTGGAGCTTGGTATTCAATAGAGCCTTCAATACTAGGACTTGACATGGATGACATAAAATTACAAGGACAATCGGCGGTTGTCAATCTATTAAAAACAAATAGAGAAGTCTACAATGCTATTGATAGACACATACGGTCAATGACAATAACGGAAACAGAACATGAAAGTAAGATCAATACGAAACCCAGAAATGCTGACGACTTGGGACTTAAAGCCCAGCAAGTGGCCTCTGAAGTCTAAGGCTTCATGTCGCTCGTCAATACAACACGAAGTAGGAGCTTTTCTGTCTGAAAAATTTCCGTTCGATCCGTTGTTGGAGGATGTAACCATCCCAGAAAGCCGCATGTCTTTGGACTTCTTTTTACCCCAAAGAATGATTGCAGTAGAAGTTCAAGGAGTACAGCATTACCAAATGAACCCATTTTTCCATAAGACAAAGGCAGACTTTCAAAAACAACAAAAGAGAGATCGTGATAAAGTATTTTTTTGCGAGCTTAATAGCATTAATCTGTTGACGGTACAATCGGTTGATGAACTGCGGAGAGAATTTAATGATTCCAACTAAGGCCGAAATACAAGAGAAGATGGCTGAATTTAAAAGAGGCCTGAAACTTGTCAATCTACAGATACCATCAGAAATAGAGTCAATACTAAGCCATGGTAGAGAGTACCTTAAAAAGACTCCACGAGAAGACCTTTGTGTAGATTCAGTAAGGCTAGCGCAGTATAGCCTATACCTAAGGTCCGAGATGAACCGGCTTAAATCAAACGTGTATTGGTGCGAAGCCAATATTAACAGCATCATTGGTCGCGAAACCAACAATACTGAGGGGTATGGCCTAAAAGAAAAATCACTCGTGATAATAAGAAACGACCCCGTGGCTAGAGATCTTGAGGGAATTAAAACGCTTTGTGAAACACAGCTAATCTCTCTAGAGGACTTAGACAGGAAAGTGGACTTTATATCGTCCTGTATGAAAAATCTATCCTTTGAAAGGAGAACATAATGAATGACCAAGAAACAAAATTAGATTATTGCGACGTACTAATACGGCCTAAGAGGTCAACCCTCTCATCTCGAAAAGAAGTAGATTTGTCTAGATCCTTTAAATTTAGAAACGGAAAGACTTGGACGGGAGTTCCTATTGTCGCAGCGAACATGGATACCGTTGGCACATTAGAAATGGCAAGAGTGCTTACAGAGTATAATATGTTAACCTGCACAAGTAAGCATATCAACGACTGGGAGACAGATGGAGATTTTAAAAATCGTAATATCGCCGTTTCGTTTGGAATGGGAGAAGATGATGAGCAGTGGTTATTTTCTCATATGCAAGGATCAAAAGACTTCGTACAACATAAAGATTTCTTTTGCCTAGATGTGGCAAATGGCTACACGCAACGGTTTATTGATTATGTTAAGAATGTTCGTGAGATTTGGCCAGATAAAATTATTATTGCAGGGAATGTAGTAACAGGAGAAATGGTAGAAGCCCTTCTTTTGGCAGGAGCAGATATAGTGAAAATTGGCATAGGCCCAGGGAGCGTCTGTACTACTCGCCTAGTAACGGGAGTAGGATATCCCCAGCTATCAGCGGTCGCAGAATGCGCCGATTCGGCTCATGGCATGGGGGGTTATATCATGGCGGACGGAGGGTGCGTCTGCACAGGAGATGTATGCAAAGCGTTCGGAGCTGGAGCTGATTTTGTTATGTTGGGGGGCCTGTTATCTGGACACGATGAGTGTGAGGGCGATGTTATTACAGATGCCGATAGCGGAGAGAGCCATAAGGTTTTTTATGGAATGTCTAGTGAAACAGCTATGAAAAAACACAACGGGGGCGTGGCTGTATACAGGGCATCTGAAGGCAAAACAGTTAAGGTTAAGTATAAAGGCCCTGTTTCTGACACTATTTCCAGTATACTGGGGGGTCTTCGTTCAGCTTGTACGTATGTTGGCGCTTCAAAAATAAAGTATTTACCCAAATGCACCACTTTTATAAAAGTTAATAGACAATCAAATGAGGTATACAAATGAATATTAAAGAAAATTTAAAGATGGCGATAGAATCATCTGACTGGAAGGGAGTTTGCGAGATTTACCAATCGATGTTTGGTGAAACGATTAATGCTCCTGATGTAAACAATAGCGCTTTAAATAAGCCACTTTTAGAGAGGATAAGCAAGGGGCTTAGCGATCTTCAAGGCATGGTAGAATTAGATTATTCTGCACAAGAATATGACAGCTTTGTTGTTATAGACGAAGAGGACGAAGTTGACACAGAGGAAGATCAAGAAAATTTTAATGACCCTTCCGTCGTAGTCTCCTCGTCATCTTCTGAATGGGAAAAGGGCGTAAGCGTTGAGTTTGTGTCTAGCTCCGAATTTGTTTTACCTGAAGACAGCTTAGAGGGATACGATGAGGCTTTAAAAAGCCATAACAAAAGAAGCAGGTCTTCTAGGGAGGCCTATAAGGCTAAAATGATAAAATGCTCGAAGTGCAGCGTGGAATTTGACTATAATAAAGAATACCCTGTCGGTATGCTAGACTCCTCCAGAGGAATTAGATGCAACAAATGTCGAATGGCAACGTGAAACCAGAAGTTTGCTCTGACGTAATATCAGAAGAGAGCGTCCTGTCGTTTGTACTTCAAAACGGATCTGGGGCAGCTAGTGTCCTAGGGTTTCAGATAGAGGCCTCCGATTTCACCTCCAGTCTACGTCAATCAGTCTACAAGTGCTGCCTAGACTTGTGTGAAGAATCTGATGTGGATAGCGTTTTAACCAACTCTATTCTTTCTAGGGCCAAGTATCTTGGTATAGACAAAATTGTCTGTACGGAAGGTTCTATAGAATATATTGACAACCTAAGGTCTTCTCCTGTTTCCGAAGGCGAAATGGAATCTATTATTCGCAAGGTAAAGTTTTGGTCAATATCGCGAAGCCTCAAAGATCGACTATCGTCTTCAATAAAGTATATAGACTCGTTAACAGGAAACGAGGGGGCGCTTGACGTAATATCTAATACAGAAGAGTCGGTGTTCGGCTTTTTGCCTGATTTAATCAAAGGAGAAGACATAGTTAATTTGGGCGATTGTGCATTAGAGCATATTGAATACATAGCGCAAAACCCCATGACCCAGGCGGGACTTCCTACTGGATACATGAGGTATGACCAAGCTATTGGGGGTGGCTACAGAAGAGGCACAGTTAATGTGATTGGTGCCAGGCCCAAGGTTGGCAAGAGTACTTTTTGTCTAAATCTTGCTAAGAATGTAGCGTCTAACAATATACCAGTCCTGTACCTAGATACGGAAATGAAAAAAGAAACACAGGCGTCCAAGCTGGTGTCGTTGGTTTCAAAGGTTAGTTTAAATTCTATTGAAACTGGGGAGTTTGCTACAAAAGAAAACCTAAGTGCTGCTGTATCTAACTCATTAAAGGATATATCGTTGTTGCCTATTAGCCACGTAAGCGCTTCCGGAAAGAAGCCTGCAGAACTGTTGTCGGTGGTTCGAAGATGGCTAAGCAGCACAGTCGGGAAAGACAAAAACGGACACACTAATGACTGCTTAATTATCTTGGATTATCTAAAAACTATGGACATGGGGGACTTGGGTAATAATCAAGAGTATCAATACCTAGGTGACTTTATAACAAAAATGCACAATTTTGCAATTAAATACGATGTTCCAATATTGTCCACGGTTCAGTTAAACAGAGATGGAATTAACAGAGAGGATGGGGGAGTGGTATCGGGAAGCGACAGAATCTTGTGGCTTTGTTCCAGTTTGGCGTTTTTAAAGAAAAAGACAGATGAGGATGTTGCTGCCGGAGATTCAAAGGCCAATGGTGATCGTAAAATGATTGTAATCGATACTAGGTATGGATGTGGCATGGATGCTAGTTGTGAATATGTAAATATGCTATGTAATTTAGATAGATGCGAAATGGTGGAGGGAAAGTACAATTACGAAATACTGGATAGCGCCAATAGCCTTACGGGAGACGGTTCATATGACGACGACAGCGAATCATTCGAATTTTAAAGAAGAAGACATAGTCAGGATCAAGGCTATATCAAAAAAGTTTGATGTAGAAATACTCGAAGCGCTGGGTGTTGATTCGTTTAGTGACAGGGGGGTTCAGGGGTGCTGCCCCGTACATGGAGGAGACAATCCTACCGCCTTTTGTTATGATACCAGCAAAAAAATCTGGTCTTGTTTTACGCAGCATTGTCAAAAACAATACGGTAATGACATTATAGGATTGATCAGATCCCTAAAAGAGTTCTCTTTTTCTGAAGCCGTAACTTGGATCGATGAAAAAATCGGAATTAATAACGACATAAAAATAGAAGATATCTATAGTTCGATTTCTATAGAAGAGTACATGCATCAAAAGCCCGCAGTTAATGAAACTATACCAGAATCCAAGTTGGAAAATTTATCAAAAGACTGTTCCTCTTTATCTGGAAGAAACTTTAAAAAAGAAACCTTCGAACACTTTTCTGTTGGCCTATGCGAATCTTCCAAAATTATACACCAGAGAGTAATGATCCCAATTAGGGATGCGGATGGAATGATAGTGGGTTTTACCGGCAGGTCTATTCACGACCTTAACGCCTCAACAGGAGGGTATCATCCTCCCTCATTTTCGCCGCAGAACAACTCCGGTCGATTCTTTTCAAAATGGAGGACATATCCTAAGAATTTTAATAAAAGCGTAGAGCTTTATAATTTTCATGAAGCAAAGGCTCACATACAAAAAAGTAACACATGTTTCATTGTGGAGGGGCCATTTGACCTGTGGAGAATGTGGGAGATGGGGGCCAAAAACTGTGTGTCAACTCTTGGCACAGGTCTAACAAAATATCAATCAGATAAACTAATATCTGCTGATTGTATAAACCTTTATATTTTATACGATTCCGACAAGGCCGGAAAAGAAGCGGCAGAAAAAATCTCCGAAAGATTTAATAGTGATTTTCATGTGTATAATATAACGCTTCCTGAAAATACAGACCCGGCATCTATGTCACAAGATTTCTTTGACTTAAAAATAAGACCTTTATTATGAATGACAACGATATTTGCCTAGAATATATAATAACCCAGAAGAACCCACTTCTGTTGTTATGCAGCCAAACACAAGAAATTATTTCCCTAGAATGGGTAGTGGAGTCAGTTACGAATGAAGAGCAAAGTAATACTAGTGACGGGACGAGCGCAAAGCGGGAAAAATAGCGCGTGTGAACATATAAAGCTGAGACTAAAGGGCCTTGGATTTTCCTCCAAATTATACGCTTTTGCGGACCCCCTTAAGGAAATTTGCGTAGGGCTATTTGGCCTGACTCCGTCTCAGTGTTGGGGAGAAAACAAATACAAAGACGAGGAAACGGAGTTCTTTTGGAAAGACTTGCCATTCTCTGGCGAGGCTTTGGCCAAGCTTATGGATGACATGTCAACCGATAAAAAGCTTATACGAACAAGCGATAAAATGACTGCTCGGCAAGTCATGCAAGTGTGGGGAACAGACATTTTTAGAAAATTTTACAACAGCTGTTGGGTAAATACCACCATATCTTCGATAGATAAGGACGGGTTTGACTACGCACTAGTGTGTGACGCAAGATTCCCTAACGAGCTTGATGCATTTAAGAATCGCCAACCTTTGGTGGTAAGACTGACTAGAAACATTAAAAATCTATCGCATGACAGCGAAACGCTGTTAGATGATTACGAATGGAACAAATTTAAATTTTATACAATAATAGACAATTCAGATATGACAGTAGACGACAAGAATCATTTTGTAGACTTAGCTTTGGAGAACTTCCTTGAAAGTAATGATAACCGGACACCGCCCCAACAAACTGGGCGGGTATTCAGCAGATAATCCTATAGCTAAAAAAGTACAAGGTGAGATCAGAAATCTGCTGAACAACCTAAATGAAATAGTTCCGGTTACTGGAATAACAGGAATGGCTATTGGGTCTGATCAGTATTTTGCTAGGGCTTGTCTAGATCTAGAGATCCCCTATATTTCCTACATCCCATTTGAAGGTCAAGACAATTTGTGGCCGACCCCCACTAGGGAGGACTACAACTATCTTATATCTCAATCATTAGATATAGTAAAAGTTAGTGACGGTAATTATACCCCCAAAAAAATGAAACTCAGAAATATTGCGATGTCCGATGATGCCGACCTAGCCGTGGCGGTTTGGGATGGGTCTAAAAATGGAGGCACATATCATTGCATTTCATACCTAAGAAGCAAGGGAAAAGTACCTATAATATTCATCGAGGCATAAGATGAATATAGAATACGTCAGATCGTCGTCAGTAAATACATATGAAGGTTGTCAATTTCAATACTTCCTGGAATATGTATTAGGAATACCAAGCGCCTCTGGAAAGAAGGCGCTGCTCGGCACCATTGTTCACCATGTTTTGGAAATAATGGCCAGGGCAAAAAAGAACAATAGAAAGCACGACTCATATACCGATCACGAAAATCTTCTTCGTATCTGTTGGGATAGATACATGAAGGAAGAGGGGCATAACTATGACATTAAAAATGCCGACTTGACATTCTGCAAAAAGACACTAAAAAAGGTTATAGACAGCCCGTACAATCCCCTGAATCTAAATGTTATTGATGTAGAAAAAAGATTTCAAATTCCATTGACGACAGACGGCTTCAAGTTTGAGTATTACGATATAGTTAACAAGCTACAAAAAAGCGGATTTTATGAAATGAGGGGTACGTCTGATCTTGTTACTGAGATTGATAGTGAAACCTTAGAAATAATAGACTGGAAAACAGGTTCCAGGAAAGACTGGAATACGGGCGTTTTAAAGGATTACGAATACCTGTCCTCAAAAGACATTCAAATAAGGATGTACGATTTGGCAATGTCCCTGATTTACCCTAAATATAAAACTAGGCTACTAACTGTTAATTTTATTAATGACGGGGGTCCATTTACAGTGACCTTTGATGATCAACAAAGAAAAGAAACCCTAGAAATACTAAGGACTAAAATCAACAAGATTAAATCTAACTGGCTACCAACTCGACTAAAAGAAACAAAACCCAAAGATGCTCGGTGGAAATGTAAAAATGTATGCTTTTTTGGAAAAAACAAAACTAGTAGTGGATCGTGTTATTGTGATAACATACATTCTTACATGATACATAATGGCATAGAAAAAACCATGGAAAGCGTTGCTAAAATAAGAGGGGAAATTAATGGGGACGGCGTGAAAACCTCTGATAGAAGGAACGTCTATTGATGTCATATATCCCAATACATGTACACACTTGCTGGTCTCTGCTTGACAGCACTCTCTTAGTGTCTGACTTGGCCAAGAAGGCGGAAACTCTCGGGCTTCCAGCAGTTTGCCTAACCGATCACCATAACATTAAAGCGCTGGTGTTGTTTTTTCGGGAAATGAAGAACAGGGGGATAAAGCCCATTGTCGGATGCGAACTTAATATCTTTAATGAGGATTCTAGTGGATTTTATACTGCAACTGTGTTGGCTAAAAACAAAAACGGATTAAAAAACATAGTTAAATTGGTTTCCTTAGGAAACGAACCGCGTAATATTAGCTTGTTGGGGACGCCGTGCGTGTCTTTTGAAGAAGTCAGGCAGTTCTCTGGAAATCTAGTATGCTTAATAGGTGATAGCAGAAGCGAACTATATTGTTCTATATACGACAATCCGTCGCTTGCCTTACGAGCAAGCAACGAAGAAAACTGTAGGAAGCTTGTAAGGGGGAACTGGGAGGAGTGTTTTGATTCAGTACTCAAAAAGTACTCCAGCGTTTTTTCTGATACCCTTATTTTTTGCAATAAAAGCTCTGTTCCGTCTATCTCTCTTTTTGAAAAATGCGTATCTCATAAGACGGGGGGCGAGTACTTGCCCTCACAAAATATTCACTACCTAAACAAGGAAGATAGGGATCTGCATAGGCTTATTCTAAAATCGGGACTAGACCTCAAAAGAGAAAGCTGCCCCCTGGAGTCATACGAGGATAATAAAATATTTTTTACGAAGGAGTCTGAATGTCATTTGCCAGAATCAATAAGCGGAGGTGAAAGAACCCTTCAAATATTAGATCTGATTGAAGATTACGACATCCAAGAGCGACCCATTTTGCCTAAATTTAAAGTCCAAGGACACGCCATATTAAATGACCACGAATATTTAGTCGAGTCCTGTCGCGAAGGATTCAAAAAGAATGGCCTTGTAAAAGATCTTTCTGGAAACGATGAGTTAAAGAGGCTTTATTCAGATAGAATATCTTACGAACTAGGTGTTTTTGAAAATGCTGGAATATCTAGTTACTTTTTAATTGTTAAGGATCTAATTGAATTTGTTCATGACAAGGGGCTTCCGGCAGACGTTCGTGGCTCTTCGTCGGGATGTATGGCGTCTTACCTGTTGGGCATATCTTCAATTGACCCCATGAATCCAGATCCTACGCTGGGATACGCGCAGGAAAGAGAGCTGCCTTTTGAAAGATTTTACAATGAAGGTAGGAACACTGATGGGAATATATCCTTGGCCGATATTGATATTGACGTTCCTCCTAATTTTAGAGATAATCTTATAGGCTACGCTCGAGAAAAGTATGGGCATGATTGCGTAGGGCATATAATTACACACTCTAGGTTCAAGGCTCGCGGGGCCATTAAGGAAGTGTTCAGGCTACTAAAACCATCGTCTAACTACTTTGATATCGCTAACGATATCACCAAGCACATGGTTGAGGAATCTAAGATTGCAGAAGAAATACTAGAGCGACAGCAAGATGACCCTGACTATGGAATATTGCGATGGAATGTGGATAATATTGAGTCTGTTGGAAACTACTACGAAACATATAAAGACGCTTTTGACCTAGCTATGAAATTAGAGCAGATACCAAAAAATGAAAGCGTTCACGCTGCCGGAATAATTATTGCTGACCAGCCCCTGTATAACCTGTTTCCAATGAGATACTCATCTAAGCTAGACCAGATGATAATCGATATCGAAGGATCGGAAATAGAGTATATTGGCGGCGTGAAGTTTGATATCCTAGGGCTAGCAGCTTTGGAAAAAATGTATCAAATTGAAGAGATGATAAATAAATCAAAATCTAGTTCGGAGTTTGGAATACATGTCTAATAAAAGAAATTTTATAGTATACGATTTAGAGACAAGTGGATTAAATCCAGAAAAGGGCGCTGAAATCGTTCAGATAGGCGCAATGGCATTGCAGTATGGAGACTATGAAGTCCACGAAATTGGATCTTTTGAAATAACCGTAAAGCCCCTCAGCCCAGAGAAAGCCGACGATCAGGCAATCAGAGTAATAGGAAACGACCTTTGGAACAAAGCTCTCAATGAAGGTGTTCATCCAAAGACGGCGCTAAGAAAATTTCATCGTTATATAAGCGATGCGAACTGGTCCGGGAAATATTGGAGCGCCCCAGTAAGGGTTGGTTTTAATAATAACTCGTTTGACGATAAGTTTATGGAATATTGGATGAAGGAATATAAAATCATAGGGCAGAAGAAGGACGATCAGCCGTGGGCGCATTTTTCCCTAGATGTATACCCTCTAATGTTTTCTGTATTCGGAAGAGATAATCTTAAAAATAACAAGCTTGATACTTTTGCTGAAATGCTTGGGATGGCTCGAGCCTCCAGCACGCATGACGCATTAGAAGACGTAATGATAACCGCTAAAATGTTTCAGAGATACATGAGGTTTTCGAACTTTCAAATTAGACCCAAAATCTCACTGAAAAAGGAAAACCAAGATGACGTGTAAAATACCGTATCATATGATGATATCTGTTCTAGACCTAGCCCCAAGAGATCGGGTTTTTAGGGCCGTCCTAAATCCCCTCACATTGCAATATACCCCACTGAACATACTCCAGGTTGGGGCAATTGAGAAATTGGACCTCGCGTTTAAATATGGAAGTGGGTGGTCAGACATAACGTTTGCTTCCTACAATAGTTTGTTTGGAGGAGAGTTGACAATTGTAGACATCAATAAAGACCATTTAGAAAATTCCAAAAAGGTATTATCGGGATTTAATGCAAGTCATACTCTGGTGGAGGGGGATGCTCGGGATTTAATCGAAGAGAATTCGTCGTCTTTTGATCTGGTTTATCTAGATGGGAGTAATGATCCGGCAGAAACGAAAGAGCAGTATGACCTAATTGACAAGGACGCCACGTCGATAATTCTTATAGACGACTATAGCTTGAAGGGCAAAACTATAGTTCACGACGAAAGGTACTCTGGGCAAATACTGGGAGTGACAGATTTGGGGTTTTATGTTGGGATTAATCATACTGCTATGCAAAAAATAACTGAAAAAATAAAAAATCCTGAGCAGAAAGTTATGGACGACTTATCTGTGGAAACCTTTGTATAGCCATGACCTTGAATCTAAATCATATCTCACTAAAAAACAAAAAGGCTTGGTCGCTGATCGAAAAGGGTCACACCAGCGGTGTTTTTCAATTAGAAGGCGAACTGGGAAAGCAGTGGGCTTCTAGGATTAAGCCTAGGAATCTAAATGAGTTGAGTGCCGTGCTAGCTCTTATTAGACCAGCGTGTCTAGAATCTGGCATGGCTGATCAGTATTGCAGGATAAAGAATGGACAAGAGCCTCCATTTAAATTTAATGATGCCGAGGTGGACAGAATACTAAAACCTACAAATGGGGTGTTGATTTATCAAGAGCAATTAATGAAGTTCGGTGGAGAGATAGCGTGGAGCGATCTACCTAAGCTGGAAAGATTGGTTATTGTTGACAAGCTAAGAAAAGGCATAGGAAAAAAGGATTTAAAGATTCTCTCTGAATTAAAATCAAAATTTATAGAGGGTTGTGTTCGCAATGGAAGAAGTAAAGATTTGGCCAATAAGCTGTTTTCTATGATTGAAAACGCTGGAAGATACGCTTTTAATGATGCTCACGCAAAAAAATATGCCTTAATATCGTACAAAACTGCATATTTAAAAGCCAATTATCCATACGAATTCTATTCTGTCTATCTGACTTATTCTAGGTCTAGACAAAAGCCCAAGGAAGAGATTAGGAGCTTGGTGGGGGAGGCGAGAATGTTGGGAATAAACATTAACGGCCCCGAGATATCTATGGCCAATAAAGAGTTCTTGATCGAAAAAAGAGACCAGACGACATCTATATTTTTTGGTCTTTCCCATCTTAAGCAAGTTTCTAATAAAGATGTGGATGTAATGAGCAACAACAAAGACCACGTCAGTAGCTTTGCGGGTCTTATTAGATTGCATTTTGATAAGTTGTCTTTTGACAAAAGAATAAGAAGCCTAGCGGTTGAAAGTCTTATAAAGTGTGGGGCTTGTGACTCTTATGGTCTATCCAGAAGAGTGATGTTTGAAATATTTACGGTCATAAAATCTCTAACACCCAAAGAAATCGAGTTTGTAATGGGTTTAATTAAAAACGAGGGGGCTGAAACTGGTGTGGAAATTATATCTTTTATTAAAAAATGCTCCGAAGATCGCTGTGTACCAAAAAGACGCGAATTGGTTTATTCGGAAGCAGAATCTATTGACCTCTCCGAAAAAGACTCTTCGGCATCTAGAGTTAGTAGCGAAAGGGATATTGCCGGAATAGAATTTACAAAGATATTTGCCACGCAAAATCATGGAACCAGCCTTACCTGCCAAGAGTGCTTTAGGCTTTCTAAGAATAGTCGAGGCAAGGCTGGACAAATTGCCGTAGACGTTGGAGAGGTGATAACTTTAGTTACTAAAAAGGGAAAAAACCCTGGTAGCGAGATGTGCCAACTGATAGTTTCTGACAATACTGGAACTCTTCGTTTAGCCTGCTTTCCCGACAAATATAGAAAGTACAAAGACGCCATATCGGAGGGTCAGAAGTATATAATAAAAGTTAAAGGTACGGGTTCTGGCTGGTGTCTAGAAGATGTCAAAATATTAAAATAATAGCTGTTAAATAGGTGGGCTATCGGCTATAATAAACAAAGCCTAAAAGGAGAATTAATCAATGGCGAATTTTAACAACGTAACACTACTGGGGAATCTGGTTGCAGATCCGGAATTAAAAGAAATCTCGGACGCAAATCCAGTTTCTAAGTTTAGGCTCGCGGTAAACAGAAAGTTTACTACAAAAAGCGGGGACAAGAAAAGCGATACACTTTATATCGACTGCGAGATGTGGGGTAAGAGGGCAGAGGCATTGCAGAAATATACCAAAAAGGGAGATCCTCTTTTGGTAAACGGGTTCTTAAAGCAGGACACTTGGGAAACCAAGGATGGCGAATATAGAAGCAAAATCTTGGTTTCAGTTCAAGACTTCGAATTTATTAGTACCAAAGGATCAAGCTCTTCTGACGAGTCCGCAGGGGCATCGCCCGCCAAATCCGAACCTCAGCTTGAGGATGTACCCTTTTAGTCGGGTATAATACATTAGGAGATTATTATGTCAAAAAGAACCAAAAGAGATCGAGAAGTTATTGAGTTTACGCTTAAGGAGCTAAAGCCTCACTTTAATATTCACCCCAGTCTTGCCCCTAATCTAATTGAGGCAGTGGATAAGGCATGGGAGGCAGCACAAAATCCTGCTCCAGAGCCTGAAGGAGATGTAAGTCCAGCGGAAGCAGAAGATTCCCATTACACCGAAGGCGGAGTAGATGACAATAAAGACTCTGGTGGATTTTCAGGCTTTGCAAACGGCGCTAAATAACACAAAAACTTAATTTAAACAAAGCAGACCCCGTTTTTTGACGGGGTTTTTGCTATAATAAGGCGTGAGCAACCAAAAGAAAAGAATACTGCTGGTGGCAGAATTTAGCCAGCTTAATACCGGTTTTTCGGTTATGAATAATGACCTGCTTATGAAACTTCATAAGACGGGAAAATACGAGTTGGCCGAATTTGCCAGCTATGTAAATGATGATGACCCAAGGATTCATCAAATGCCCTGGAAGGTGTATCCAGTACAGCCATCCGAAAGCAATCAGCAAGAGACAGAAGCATATCAGCAAAACTATCAAACAGCCCAATTTGGATCCGAGAGGTTTGAAAAAGTTGTATTAGACTTTAAGCCAGATATTGTTTTTTCTTATAGAGACTACTGGCATGATGAGTTTATTACTAGGTCTCCCTACAGACACCTTTTTCACTATGTCTGGTCGGCATGCATCGATTCTGAGCCTCCGCGAGAAGAGTGGATATCTACTTTTTCTACTGTGGACACGGTTACATCCTACACAGATTGGGGATTAAATGTACTACGAAATTATGGACGGGGACGAATTAATTGTGCTGATTTAAATACAATGCCGGGTGTTGACTTGGATGTATTCAAGCCCATGGATAAGGGGGAATGCAGAGAAAAGCTTGGGCTAGAAGCAAAAGCTAAAATATTCCTTACCGTAATGAGAAATCAGCCTCGAAAACTCTTTCCTGAAATGATTCGAGCCTTCATGAATGCCATAGATGAGTTATACAGGTCTGGCAAAAAAGAAGAAGCGGACAACTCCTACTTGTACCTACACACAAGCAACACAGATGTGGGATTTGATCTTGAGAAAGAAGTTATAAAGTATCAAGCTTCCAACAAGGTATTGTTCACGTATATCTGCGATGCTTGCAAGCACACTTTCCCCTCCTTTAACAGGGGGCATTTGTGCCACTGCCCGTCATGTGGACAGTTTAATGCTCACACCGCCAACACTTCTGTTGGCCCCGACAGAGAGCAGATGGCCATTATATATAATTCCGCAGACATGTATCTCCAATCCAGTATAGCTGGGGCCTTGGAAATACCTATTATTGAAGCAAAGGCATGTGGCCTACCAGTTATCTCTTCTGAATATGCGGCGCCTTATGAGCTTAACTTGATGGGTGGAGTTTTTGGAACACTGCCCATAATAGGATTTAAGCAAGAAAGCGTAAGGGAGACTGGGCAACTCAGAGCAATAATTGATTGCGACAAAATAACGGACTATATCCTAGAGTATTTTAAGTCTGACCCGTCACATTTAATGCAGTTGTCAAAAGACAGTCTGGATACTGCCAAAAAGTATCATAATAACGACTTGACAGCAGAAAAGTGGATGTCTATTTTTGACGCAGTTCCTTCGTCTGACTATTCAAGATGGACAAGCCCGCCACAAATGATACAAACAAACTTTAGTGAAATACCTCCCAATATGGATGACTCTTCTTTCGTAAAATACTGCTGCGAAAGATATCTACCACCAAAGCATCAGCTAAGGTCGCTATACCCAGAAAAAGAAATCCTAAAAGATATGTATCTTAGGGCAGAAAAAAGTGAGCATAATGATGTTAGGCAAATGGGTCGACAACATACGGTAAATGTTATTCAATCTGTTGTTGATAGGTATAACCATTTTGAGCAGCACCGATACAACAAATTAGTTTTAGAGCCAAAGCAAGAGCTTCTTGGGCCTGCAAATAATTATTTTAAGGTTATATAAGAATGAAAGTAGCATATATTTCAGTATACAGAGACCAGACTGGCTATGGCAATTTTGCCCAGAATATGATTTTGGCATTAGATGCCGCAGGAGTGCAAGTATGTCCAGTTTGGATTACCTTATCAGGCACACCGAAGTCCTGTCACCCGAGAATAGAAGAGCTGGAAAGCAACTCCCCAGATAATGTAGATGTGGTAATACAACAGGTATTGCCATCACATTTTTGCAGAATTGAAGGGGTAAAAAATATTGGATTATTCTTCTGGGAAACCACTCATTTTCGAGGGTCGGGATGGCAAGCGTCTTGCAATTTAATGGATGAGATATGGGTTGTTACCGAAGAGCAAAAGGACGCCTGTGAAAAATCAGGAGTAAGGGTTCCAGTAAAAGTAATAGACTCTCCAAAAGACTTTTCTGTTTACGAAAAAGAATATGACAAGCTGAGTATCGATACTTTTGTTGACGACACTTTTAAGTTTTATACAATATCAGATTTTAGTTACAGAAAAAATGTATTTGGATTAATCAACTGCTTCTTGTCGTCGTTTACATCGCAAGACAATGTCTCTCTAATTATAAAAGGATTTGTTACCGGTCAGACATATGACGATTCTTTTAATTATCTAAAGTCGGCTATTCAAGAAATAAAAACCGGACTGAGAAGACCCGAGTGGTCTTACCCGCGAATTGTATTCGTTAACAAGAGATTCTCGGAAGCTGAAATGTGTTCTTTTCATGGCACATGCGACTGTTTTGTCAGCGCTTCAAGAGGAGAGGGAGATGGAATCCCCATGGTAGATGCGGCGGGATTTAATAATATAACGATTTCGCCAGGATGGAATGGACCAAAGAAGAACTTTGCAGATACGGACCACATATTGATAGATAGCTTAATAGAGAAGGGGGTGACTGGAATGTCTCACCAAATTGCTGGATTGTACAACTGGGACGAGACTTGGTTTGAGCCTTCGTCTTCCGATATAAGCTCTAAGATGAGGGAGGTTTATGAAAACCAAGACAAGTTTAAAGAATTGGCTGTGTCGTCCTATCCTAAACTCAAAAAAAGGTTTGATTTAGGTAAGGTAGGAAAAGATTTACTGGAGGCCATGTCTTAATATGGACAACATAAGAATTATTACATCTAAAATAAACAGAGAACCCAAAAAGAAAAAGTACAAAATACTGACCTTTCCAACCCATGAGGGCTATCAAACTCTATTGGATAAAACAGGACACACGTTTTATCTACTAAGTCTTCAGGGAAGAAAAGTGTGGGAGACAAAATATCGTCCGGTTCCAGATAACCATGAGGTGGTGCCGATTATATATGACGAATTAAGCGATGTAGACTTTATTTTTTCCCATGAGCGCTTTGGCCAACTTCAAACGGCAATGGAGATATCACAAAGAACAAGGCTTCCCATATTACACATGGAGCATGTCGAGCCTCAGGATGATCGATGGTCTGAAGAGGATTCCAAGAATTTGAGATTGATGCATGGGGACATCAATATTTTTATAACTAACCACAATCGGAAAAGCTGGGGTTTCGAAAATGACGGCCTAGTCATTCCTCATGGAATAGACACTGATGTGTTTTCCGGATGGTCTGGTTCAGATAAAAAATATGTTCTATACGCAGTAAACCAGCTTAAAGACAGGGATTATTTTTGTGGTCATAAGAAATGGGAAGAGGTTCGAAATATAGTGCAAAAGTCTATGCCAAACGTAGAGTTTAGGCTGGTTGGAGATAACCCAGGCATAAGTAGGCCGATATCTGATGTTAATAATTTAGTAGAACAGTACAACAAATGCTCATGCTATATAAACACTTCTCAGCTTTCCCCTGTACCCATGACTCTTCTCGAAGCGATGTCATGCGGATGTCCCGTAGTAAGCTCCGCTAAGCAGGAAATACCATCAATATTAAATGGGGATAATGGATTCTGCAGCAACGATACTGAGGCAATGGCCAATAAAATAATAGAAATTCTAAATGATAACGAATATGCAAAAAGAATAGGAAACTCCGCACGGGAAACGGCGAAGCAGAGATTTTCTCTTGATTCCTTTGTGGATAACTGGAATAATATTTTTGATAAAGCTTACGACATTAGATTTGGTAAAGGAATAATTAATGATTAAAGTAAATTTACATTGTGGCGAAAAAACTAGAGACAGATACCAAAACATGGACACAAGAAGTATTGAGTCTGATAACCTTAATTTGGTAGATGATTACTCTCTCTTGAAATACGGAGATGGAAGCGTAGAAGAAATTGTGGCGCATCCGGGTTGTCTTGAATCGACCCCTAGGGGTCAGATCGTGGACCTCGTTAAATCTTGGCACCGAAAAATATCTACAGGCGGAGTATTGAAGGTTAGCTTTTTGGATCTAAAAAAACTGACCAACGCATACTGCTATGATAGGGTCCAGACATCGGAAATGGAAAATGCAATTGTAGGAATGCGTTCGTTTCATGACATGTTTGAAATCAGGACAGTGTTGATTTCACTGGGCTTCAGATTAAAGTATTGCGACTTTTCTATAGAGGACTTCATAGGAACTATTCATGCAGAAAAATAAAACACTTCCAATCTTTCTCCTAGACTCTGCTCCTGACTCCGACGAACTCAACAGCTTGTCCGCGCTTGAGTCGGACAGGGTTGTAGTTTTTGGTTTGTACGGAATAGAAGAGTCTTTTAAAATGGAGTCCATGTTGGAGGAAAAGCATAAAAATAAGGTATTCTTTGTTCACATGTCCGATTCAGCATTTAAAAGAGCTAAGGCTGAGGAATTTTCTGACAAAGTAGACTTCTCTTTTTATCACTTTTTTTACGACATATTTAAGGTTGACAAATTTAATTTTAAAAAGTCTGGCTTTACTCACTTGTCTTGGGTCAAGGGGTTAGATTTAGATAAAATGAATAAGATTATCAACACGACAGCTATAGCTGACAAAGAAACTAGTCTTATTATAGATAACCCCGAGTCGCCCAACAGTGGGGGGTCTCTCATGGTGGGATCATTTGAACGTGTAATGGATAAGAATATCTTTGCAAGTAAAGATGAGGTAGTAACAAATGGCAATTGATGTAAGTATTGTGATTACTAATTATAATCATGAAAACATAATCGAAAAAGCCATAAAAAGCGCTATGAGTCAGGATTATCCAGAAGATATCTTTGAAATTGTAGTGGTTGATGATGGCAGCTCAGACTCCTCTGTATCGAGGATAAGGGAATGTGTACAGAGGCACAACGAAAGGGGCATATCGTTCTCCCTTATTGAAAAAGAAAACGGGGGTACTGCTTCAGCTAGAAATTGTGGGGTACAAAGCAGTCAGGGGAGATATATAGGATTTTTGGATGGAGACGATGAGTATCTACCACAAAAAACAAAAATGTCCGTAGAAGCGCTAGAGTTTGGACCTAATATAGGTATTGCGTATTCTGATTATATTACCAAGTGGAATGAGAACGAGCATAGTTTAACGATGAAGTTTCCTTATTCGTGGAATATGCTTTTGCATGAATGTATAATATCAACCAATTCTTTCATAACCAGAAAGGCTTGGGAGGACGTTGGGGGATTTGACGAAGAGATTAAAATTATAGAAGATTATGATTTATGGTTGAGAATTTGCTCCAAGGGGTTTATGGCTAGGCATATACCTCAGCACCTATTTATATACAACGAAAGCCCAAACAATAAAACGAACACAGAAAAAGCAAATGGAATGAAATTGTTTAATAAGGAATCTAAGCAGATAATCGAAAGAGCCTTATCGGGGCAATATTATGTATAATTTACCAAAAAACGTAGTGGAAAATGGGTTTTTGTCAGAGGTCTACACTGATAGAAAGTCCCTGGCAATTATAATTGATAGGCCCAAGGGAAGCCAATTATCTTACGATGCAATAAGGGCGGTTCAAAATTATCTTCCAAGTAGTACTGAAGTGTGCTTCTTTATCCAAGAAATATCACAGTTGCCACTAACTCCTACTACAGGATTGTATTATACTAATAATTTGTTTACATACAAAGGAAATGTGATGGCCTCCTCGATATCCTCTGTTCATGACGCTATGAGGTCTGGCTGTGGCGGAAGAATTATATATTACATAAGAGATTTAAGTGACTTGTCAATTCATTCCGAAGAGCTGGTGTTGGGCATACTGGGTTCCCCAGAAATAATAAAGGTATGTGCTTCAGAAAATTACAAGAAATTTATTATACAGAACTATCCCAGTGCTATAATTAACCAAAGGATTGTTAAGGACTTTAACATATCCGATATTTGTGAAATAATATTTGGAGAAAACGATGGCGTACAAAAACAAGAATCAAATGATAGAGGAACTAGTCTCGAGAGGGTTTGACATGAATGAAGTGGAAGACTTAAAAAGAGATGATTTGGTAGGGCTTATGAAAA